AATGTAAGTCAGCCGCTATTGCTCGACGATCAAATCCTTTTTCGGTTGCCCGCTGATATAAGCCAGCTCAACTCGGATTCGCGCGCCGCCCTTTCCCTGTGGTGCAAAACCCACGTCAGCAGCCCAAGAAGCTCGCCGGCCGCTCTTTTTTAAATCTCCCTGACTCTGCCCGCAATAGGTGTCGAAATAACTGCCGGTGATAATCTGCCGAATATCCTGCACCGCTGGTTCAGTGCCTACCAATGGGCAACTGATCGATTGCACATGGGTATGCACTCGCACATGCCTATGCCCCTGCCAGATTAGATCAGCCCCATGAATCCAGCCAGTGCGGTGCAGGTTAATCATGCCTTTGGTCACGGGCGCCGCACCTCCGGCACCATGGTGGTAGTAGATCAAAAATCGTTGTGTGCCGCCTTCCTTTTTCGAAGAATAATAAATTCTCATCCGGTAGTCGACGAAACCACCATAACCGCCGTAATGGATGCGATGGCCGTCGGCCTTGACCATTTTTTGCAGTTCATGCACCAGGAGCAAGGTGGGGTCGGTGGAATGATATTTTGTCACGGCCGTTTCGTGGTTGCCCACGCCGATCATGTCAATCTGGTCTACGTAAGGCCGAAGTAACTCCACTCCCCATTCAAGCTGGGCGTTGACTATATCCCCCCGACCGAACAACCTGGGATGCACGTGTGAGGCGTCGAACCGCTTGGCGTCTTTAGGCAGAATCATGTCAAAAACGTCGCCATTCAGCAAGATTCTATCGTTCCTGCGTTTGGCGTCTTCCAGTTCGCTTTTGATCAAATCATAATCAATATTCGGGGCCCCAATATGAAGGTCAGACATCAGCCGGAAGCCGATGGAATCACCGGATTTGTATGGGATCGGCTTTGGCCTGCAAATGATCAAACCACCGCGATTTTCAAGCCCCATCAGTATCCCCTGATTGAAATGAAGTAAGAAAAAAACGCCTGCATGAAAAACCATGCAAGCGTCATAAGCAATAGCCCGATGGTGTCCTTCCAATCGGGTTCCGGATTATCGTGCCGAAAACATATCACTCTTCAAGATACTCCCGGCCGGTGAAATCCTGATACTTTTTCTTCGCGTTTTCCAGATAGGCTTTGCTCCGGTCTCGCTCGATCCGGGCCGCCTGGACGTTATAGGCCGCTTCCTTTTTCGTCTGATCAAGATCCAGCTCTTCCCGTTCAAGGTCAAGCTGTGCAAGCCTGACGTCTAGTTCAGGGTCAAAGTCTTCGTCTTCCATCGGTTATCCCTCCGGATAAATGGTGATGGTAACAGGTTCGGCCCGGAAGAACTGGCCTTCGCTGGCATGGGCGGCAAGGATGACCTGAATCTGTTTGATCAAAACATTTTTGACGGATTCAAGGGCCAGCTTTGCGAATGGATGGCCAGTCATGCCGAGCAGGAGCAAATCAAATCCCTTGGAAATGATGTCGGCCGGGGTCAGGGGCCCGATCAGCTGAGAAATCACTCCGGGCAATACCTGGTCAATGGCGGTCTTTACCATCGGCTGAGCCCATGCCGGGATGTATTTTACAATGTAACCGAGAGCAAATTCGAGCATTTTTTTAATGTCGTCCGGGGTCATGTCAATTTCTCCAAAAGGTTAAAGGTCACACAACAGAAGGCGTAATTAACCGGGGTGCCACAGCGCCGTTGGGGAATGCCTTGCTTCTTCTCAATATACCCATTCCCCGATCACTCCAATTGTCTCCCCAGCTGTTCCAGATGCGGATGGCAATGTCGTTTCCGTCTCGCACTGCATCAAGCAGCAGAACCGAATGCCCCCACCAGTTGTAATCGCCTACAACCGGGATACGGGAAAGAAGAAGGCTGACAATCTGATCCTCAGTCAATGTCCGATCATATTGAGCTTGATCGAGGTCGTACCACCCGGCAAGGCAGCGATGAAGCCGGGCATTCTCCCAAGTGGCGGGGTTGTCGTTCTTGAAAGCCATGGATTGCATGGGCCAATATTGGCTGGAAGGCACGCCTTGTTGGCAAATGAAATCCATCGAGAGGGCACCCCAGCCGCCTTCGTCCCGGAAGTTCTTGATCTTGCAGGCCACCGCATACGCCGACAATGGCACATACGGAAGGCCAGCTACTGCCCGGGCCATGATTATGGCGTGGGTGCTGCTATGTGCCCAACAATAGCCCTTGCCGTTCTGGTCAAGCGACGGAATCATCTCACCGGCATTTCCACGGAGGCGAATATCGGACAACCGGCTTCCGGTCTTTTCCATCTCGTCTATTCTCGCGGCCCATTCGCTGCGAGGAATCAAAGGAATATTCGGAAGGGATCGCATGGTCGTATGCGGTTCAGATTCCTTGACGCGAGGCACGCAACCACGGCTCATATATTTGCCATCGACCATGGTATCGATATGCGTTCCGTAATTGTCGTCGTCGATTACGATTTCGTTAGGTCGAAGATTCATTTATTTACTCCGGGCATAGTGTTTCAATGATCCAGTAACAGCCAACAACAACACCGCAAAACGTAACCCAAAGATAAACCGTGTCGAAATAACTAAGGTTTTCCACGAAGCATCCTCATTAGCCAGTCGATCAGGAACCATGCCAGCAGGATTGCAAACATGGCTATCACAAAAAGGCAGTAAAACACAAGAAAATCAAATAGCCCTATTTAGCCCCCGTACCTCTTGAGCAGTGCGACAAAGTCCGATTCGTTTGCCGGTAATGGCCCTTCATAGCCTTTACTCCCATCGCTCACGATCAGCCAAGGCAGGCTTTTTCGTGGCCGTTTCATGGCCTCAACCCACAAGGCCCCATCGGCTGAAGCATCTATCTTCGAGTCAAAGAACCTCCATTCCGGGGTTTTCATATCCTGCCCACGGATGCAACGGGCGTTGAGATACTCGCTGACAGCCTTGGAAAATAGTGCGTTTTGCTGTGCTGCTGGCAACGTAGTCACTGTGAGGGTGTCATAGATCACCAGCACACGAAACCCCGGAGCAGGAATCGGAGCAGGGTCGGAAGGCGTTGGAGTCGGGGTTGGCTGTGGACCGGGAGCCGGAGCCGGATCAGGTTGTCCGCTGATCACGATTTCAGTTTCCGCAATATCGCTTGGCCCCGTTGCGTCGCTGGTGACTGCAAAAAGCCTGTATTTTCCGGGCTTCGTCGCCGTGACAATCGCGGTCTTAGTGTCTTTGAGCTGGTCCATCGGGAAAAGTTTCAGTTCCCGGTTATAGCTCTTCCATTTCACCACGGTTCCGGTCGTGGTGGCCGAAACCCGGAGAAAATCCCCTGGCTCGCCGGTGATAGTAGCCGGGAGGGTAAGGTCAGCGCCGAAGGCTGTGCCAGTGATCAGAGCAACAAGCAGACATAAACGAAACATTGAATTATCCCCCAAAAAACCACATTTTTACCAGCTGCCACGCTGTCGGATTGTGAATGATCGCGTGCGTCGATTGACTCATTTTCAGTTCATGCTGAATCCGTTCCGCATGGTTTTCAATCGCGTCGCATAAAAAGAATTTTTGATAACCGTAAATTGTTGGGAATTCCTTTTCGTATTTTTCTTCCATTACGTTTAGGGTCGCGTAAAGGACGCTTTTGACCTGATCGACCGACAATTCACCAGTTTTCATTTTCTTTCTCCTAGTGGATTGACGGGTGGTCCTTGAACAGGATTTTGCTGTCGGCCAGGAATGACGATGATTCCAACGAGTGATCCCGTTGCCATCGAGGCAACTGCGTTGAGGCTTGGCGGCACATCGTGCCCAGTAGCCGCGACAACAGTAATGGAAGCAATGCACAGGCCACAAATAGCACCGAGCAGAATAACCACGATTCGGAGCAAAGAAGCATCCATCGGCCCAGCCTTTCTTAATAGGAGTAATCCCAAGATTCCAAAGCCGCCTTTAAGTCGTCCCATGCGTCCTGGTCGGTGACGTAACACCTCCGCACTGGATTTGTAGAATACAGCCCTTTTGTCAACCGATCGAACAGTTGGCCGGGAATGCTGTTTGGCGCTAAAGAAAAGTGTGGTTCCTGCCTGATCCAGGCCGCCCCCGATGGTTGATAAGGATTTTCCTTTTTCCATTTTTCAAACCTGTCTTCAGGCTCGGCACCCGTTGGCGGTTCATGATCCAGGAATTTATTGTCTGGCATGGTCATATCCTTAATTGTGAACTAAAAATAAATCATAAACTATGGTGGTCGTCGGCGGGCCCGGGGGATTATCAGGCTCACGCCGACGCCACCAGTTTCCTACTCGGCCCCCCATTTGCCCAGCGGGCAGGCCTCGGTGGCCAACAAAGTCTTCTTGTCCAATGGGCACCCGCATTCGCCACAAATGTCGTGGTTTCTGCTTGAACAAATCAAGCATAATTCCATACGTTTTTCCGCTGTGCGTTCGCTGGCAGGAGGTCTGCCAGCCAGGTTAAACCGGGCCATGGCCTTCGCGTAATTCATGGCCTGCCTGAACAAACTTGGGGCTTTCTTTTTGTCTTCTGATTGTCGCGACAACACCAAAAGACCGTTGTTGTTTCGATCATCGCGAATTACGATCCATTCAGGGAATGTTTTGATGAAGTTCCGCACGGCCGGGAGAATGCCAGCATTGCCATCTGGTCCCGTTTCTCGATAAGTCTCAGTATCGTGCAAAACGATATATCTTTTCACTTTCCCAGCATATTTCGACAATTCCACGCATTTTTGATCGGCAGTGTGTACTGTATCGATGAACAGTAGATCCGTTTCATCAATATCCACCTCACCTGGCTTCCCGACCACGCTCGTAAAATTGGAAAGCCTTTTTTCATAGACATCCCATTCCGGCTTTCGCCCTGGCGCGATTGAAACAAACTTGGTTCCTGATTCCTGTGCCGCCAATGCAAACGATGGGCCCGCGCCGTTGATCCAAAAGGATAATTCTGTGACGTGCTGGCAAGTCGTGGCGAGGTCACAAAGTGTCGGCATGTGTTCATTTATGTCGACGGAATGTATCGTGGAATCCCGGTAAAGGTCTTCGATCCTCCGGTCATCGGATTGTTGTGCGGCCTTGCATGGCACGCATTCTTGAGGTTTCGGGGCTGGTGGATCGACTACGCGAAGCGGTTCACCCTGCCAATAATCTCGATAATCACCCCAGTATCGGTGAAGCGTCTTGCCGTAGCTGTTGGGCTCATAGCACACTTCTCCATGCGAAGTGAACCGATGGGGGTGATTGATATGAATGGCGGGCTGCAACCCGTAATAGGGAATCCGATACCAGTCTTTTCGTTCGCCTTGCGGTTCGAGAAGACAAGATCCATCCCGGTCGTGATCATGTTTAGCCCGGGCAAGATTGTCCTTAGCGAAATCCAATCGCATGGAAAGCTGGTGCATCGGTTCATGCCGCTCTTTCACGGCGAGCCAGCCGGAGCCGTTAAGCCCCTCATAGTCCAGATTGGAAACCACGTTGCTGGCCGGTTCCGTCAAAAACGCTTCGGCTACCCGGTCAAAATAATCTGCCGGATAAAGCACGTCATGTTCAAGGAAGCAGACGATATGAACGTCCCCGGCCATCTGGATCGCCTGGTTCATCTGGTCGATGATGCGGCCATGTCCTTTGGCTTTGCTCCGGCACAAATCAACCTTCCAAAGGTTCATGCCGACAATGATCTGTTGCACGCTGGCCGATAGTTTTACCTGGTGCTTGCTGGCCCTGGCTGCCTGCTCGATGGATCGGAGGGAAGCATCCATGCACCAATCAGGGGCCGCGTTGTTCGTGTACCAAATGGCACCAATCTTTAGCGTGCCTTTTTGTTTCCATGGCCGTGGCTGAAGGAATTCGGCTTCCTGCAAGCACCCGTCCCATTCGCCCGGCATGAGCCTTTTTCCGAAATGCTCGAAGATTTTATTCTCAGCATAAAGGCCCATTTCTCGATGACCGATAAGCAGATTGACCGTGTGGTCCCGGAGCCGTACCTGGTACGGGGCTGGATTTGCCGGACCTCTGAACCGATGCACCCATCGCGCGGAAGGCAGACAAACGACAGAGTTTCCGCGCTGGCGGTACTTCTCATGGATGTACCCTTCTTCGCCGCCGAATCCCCTGAAATGCTGATTGAAACCGGGCCAGTATTTTTTATTGGCACAGAAAAAACCGAGGCCTTGCATGGGGATCGCAAAAGGTTTGTTCGTTTTTAATCCTTCATGATCGGTGGCCCATTCGCCCCACAAGGTTTTGCCCAGCTGAACTGGATTCCAGTGGGTCCACAAATGCTTGCCGTCGTCTCCCAGCAACGGGCCCTGAATCAAATCGCGTGAATCCCTATGCTCCTGAATCCACCATTCAAGATCGCGAATAGCGAACGCGCTGAACATGACATGAGAGTCCACCACGGCCACCCAGTCGGTTTCCGCATACCGGAAAAGGGCGTCACGGCTTGCGCTGGTGCCAGCGAGATCGGGCCGGTGTACGTATTTGCCTCCGGCTGCCAGCGTCACGCCTTTGGTTTGCTCGCATGGTTGCGGGGCGTTATCGAGTACCAGGATTTTAACTTCAGGATGATAGAGCTTCAGGCTTTGGGTCGTGAAATAGACGCCACTGAAATCGTCATATGACGCCATGGCTACTGTTAAAATTTCGTCGCTCATCCTAATCTCCTTAGCTTGGAACGCAACTGCAAGCATTATCCCCTGGTCCACACACATAAAGCGTATCGGTGGTGCCAGTATTTTTTCCGTAAACCATTTGACCGGCTGTTAATGTTCCCAACGATAAACAACAACAAATTGCATTATTTGTGCAATTTGTAATAACAGAGCCTCCACAAGTGGAAGTTTTTGCAGGCGAACCCCCGCCACTAGAACTACTGCCAACCGAATAAGTCCCTGCACTAGGTGCAATGAAATACCAGCTGGCCCCTGCTGCAACGGTGACACCTCCAGAAATCAGTTTGACACCACATGGTGCGGGCGTTGTCGTGCTGGTTGTTGTGGAGGTTGTAGTAGTTGGCCTTGCTGTAGTTGTCGTTGTAGTAGTTGTCGTTGTGGTTGTCGTTGTAGTAGTAGTTGTCGTAGTTGGTGCCGCTGTCGTGGTAGTCGTTGTTGTCGTCGTATTAGGTGCCGCTGTTGTTGTTGGCACGCATGGGTATTGAGTAGTTATGCCAATAGAGGCTGAACTACATAGCGAAGCCGGAGGCACGCCACTGCAACCGCAATTTATTCTGCATGGTGCTGTTAGGTTCCAAAATGGAATCGAAAAACCAGTGCAAGCATAAAAACAATTACCAGAGCAATTGGGATTGTAGGTTGTGCTTGTTGTGCTTGTTGTGCTTGTGGTAGTGCCCATGGGCGTGCAATTGGTCGAACAATTGGCCAGATAATTACCTGGATAACACGTTCCACATTTTCCCAATACGCCTACAACATCGGCAGGACACCCGCAACCATTAGTGCATGTGTTTGTTATCCCATGCCAGACTCCATCAGCGCCGCACGAATAAAGGCAAATTCCGCTACCGCAATTCGGTTGTGGCGTCGTGCTGGTGCTCGTCGTACTGGTCGTGGTCGTGGTGTAGGGAAGATTGTCGCAAGTCGTGGTCGCACTGTCGCAATTGCTGGTACTGGCCCTGGCTGGCGGGTTGATACACCCGCACGGTGAACCGCAGCAATCGGCCCGCACGGCGGTCCAACCTCCGGATCCATTCCCTTGCCAGGTGCATTGGCCGCAGCAATTGCCGTTGCAGGTGCTGCAAGGCGGGTTGGTGGTTCGCGGTGGCGTGGTGGTCGGTGCGGTGGTCGTCGTGGTCCCGGAACATGGGCCATAACCGGTGATATTTCCGCATGGCCCATAAATCGGGCATGGGCCGGTATTGGAAGAGCAATAGCAAGGCATGGCTTTGACGGTGCCGCAACTGCAAGATTCGGTGGGAGGGGAAGAAATGCAATTCGGGCTGCAAACTGTCCCCGTCGGACAGTATCCGGACAACCATTGCCATTTATTCGCCTGGTTGCACCAGTATTGAACCGAACCGGTGCAAGGCACAGGAGGTGGGGCATTAACCGGAGCGGAACAGCTGGTGGTGGCCGTGGCGCAATAGGTGGGCGGGATTGTCGGAGGTGGACAAGGGCAGCAGGATGGGCAACCACTGGTTGCCTGAATCCATCCGTACACGCCCGATTGCAACAACTGCGATTGCCATTGGCAAGAGCCTTGGCATTGCGGCGGCAATGTGGTCGTGCTGGTCGTAGTCGTGCCAGGTGCGGCCGTCGTGCAAATCACTGGCCCGGGCCCAGGTGCTGGCACGCAGCTGGTTTGGGTTATCTGACAAGCGAATGCCCCGCAAAAATCAGGCGGGTGCGGAACGCAACCGCTGGAGCAGGTATTGCCGGTGGCTGACCAACTACTGCTACTGGCTGACCACGACCAAGAACCGGTGCCGGTGCATGGCGGCATGGTGGTGCTGGTCGTGCTGGTCGTGCTTGTGCTAGTGGTAGCCGGGGTGACACAAATGTCCGAAATCGTATAGATGGGAAGGCCATCCATCCAGATTCCGGACAAAAGCGCGGAATAAACGCCGTTGACTACAGGAGCCATCAGCATGACAAGCCAACAATCCTGAGTGCCATCGGCGAAAGGAATGTATTTGCAGGTTGGCGGGGCTGCCGTGGTCGTGCTGGTCGATGGCTTCGGCGTGGTGCTGCTGGTCGTGCTGCTGGTCGACGTAACCGGAAGGAAATAAACCTGAACTCCCGGATACATGCCATTGGAAGGCGTGGTGCTGAGGACCTGAACAAGCCCGGATCGAGCATCACGGCCACCGGCAACAGCTGGTCGGGGTGAATCAGGATATAAAGGCCGTTTTTCGACCGTGCGGACAACGTCCCCGATGCGGATAACGGAATGTTCGTCGAATGTCCATGGCCTCGGGTCACTCATGACGTAGGTAGTCCCAATGGAGCAAAGGGCAGCATTTTGTAAGTCTGAAATCGAAGAAAATAAGGCTGAAGGACGACCACGGCACCAATTGCGTGGGCTGCTGGAATTGTACCAGCCCATCCGCGTGTCACTGACCAGGTTCCCGCGTTGGTCCGGGTCACCTGCATGATTTCATTGTCTACTTTCACCTCAAAATAAAAATGCGGGGGAGGTGTCGCGGCAATCGTGCCATAGGTGGCCAGTGGCGGGAATTTAAAAGCGTCGGCCGCTGGCACTCCGATGACTGTGTCATTAACCAGACAATTGGTGGCGAGCGTAGTCGTCCCGGTCGTCAACCGCTGCCCCCACCCATTCAGCATGGTGGGGTTGCTCAAAACGGCTTGCGTTTGAAGATCCTTGAAAGCGTAGCCGTTGACGTCGGTCCAGCCCATATCCTGGACAAATTGGTAATAGCTTTCACGCCTGAATTCAATTTCGTAACTGACCCGGTAGTAAATCAGGCCAATATCCTGCTGCTTTACCCCAGTGATCGAATTGATTTTCGCTTGCCCAGGAATGCCAGGGCCAAAAATATCGCTGTTTACTGCGTCCTGATAGGTGATGGCGTTTGCCGAATTAAAGGTCGCTTCATTTCGAGAAATAACAAGAGTAGGTCGACTATCATCGGCAACCACCGGAGGGTCGAACAGCCTACCCGCTGAATTCACGATCGGAACGCCCAAGAGGTCTCGGGGCATCGGTTTTTCGTATTTCGCAAACGACCATTGCAATTCTGCTGGCAAATTTAGCGGGTTCGTGATCGTGGCGTCAACGAGCCTATCGGTGTCGTATTCAGCCGTGACTTGCCACAACAAAGGCCATTCACCGTAAGGAGTGCAATCAACCGAAACACACGTAGCCAGGGCATCGGTGTCGTTACCTACGGTGTAACTGTCACCGATTTGAGGAATGCCACCGGAAGCGTAGATCGTGGCGGGTCCGTCGTTGATGTCGGTAGTGGAAACAAGGAAAATCTTGCGGTATTTGCGATTAGTGAGCTCAAAAACAGAGTTTTTCCGCTCGCTGGCAAATGTGCCTGCCCGTCCGGCCTTCGTCAGCTGAATCGAAGAAACCGCCATTACAGGATCCTCGCTACCTGTGGAGAAACCGTTGCAGCTTCGGCCAATCTGCGCTGATATTCCAGCTGCTGCCGTTCGATTTCGAGGGATTGCTCGGCAATCCGCTGCAATCTCTGGTCCGGAGTTTCCCGGGAATAGGTTTCTTGTGCCTCCGCTTTTGCGGCCGCTGAATAGGCCTCCACGGTGCCCCGGCTCGTCGCTCCAGCCAATTGTACGGATCGCAATTCGTGAGCTTTTTCGAGTTCGTCCACGGCCTTGGAAATGCCCCTGGCGTAGGTGTCCCATGAAATGGCACCAGCCTGCAAAGCCGAATCCAGTTTTTGCAATTCCGACTGGTATTTCTGTAAAGGCGTGGCCAAAGATTCGTTCAGTTCCTCGCCTATTTTAAACAATTCAGCATGTTTCGACAATTCGGTTAGACTTCCGGCCGCGTTTCGCGTGTGTTCGATTGATTTTGCTGCCTGTTCGGCCTGTTCGCTGATTTGCCTAAATTTTTCAGGCATTTTTAAACGATTGTCGGCCGTATCGAACAGGTTTTGAGCTTCGGCACTCATTTCAGCTGCAGCCAAGGCCATGGCGGCCGTGAAATCGTCGGCCATTTTCTTGGTTTCGGCAAAAAGTTTGCCGCCCAACGAATCGGGCAAGCTGCTTGCGAGGTCAAAAAGCCCGGAAACACCGGAAGAAATCTGGGCAATTCCCCCCATGAAGGTCGAGACCATGCCTTCGAGGGCCGATCGGACCACTTGCACGACGTCCAGTACTACTCCAACAGCATAGGCCGCCGTTTCCATTCCCGATCGAATGATGGCCGTGCCTGTTTTTCCAGATAAGCCCATGCTTTCGAGGTAGTCGATAACCAAGTTGATAACTGGCGCCAAAGCAATTCCAAATTGACCGGCGAGATTGCTGACGTAGTCGGATAAACGACCGAAAGCCAGATTCATGCTTTCTACTTGGGCGACGCTTAAATCATTGACCGAAGCCCCAAGCCCTTCCATGGACGCTTTGGCTTTCGCTATTCCTGCCCCGCCTTGCGTCAGAAGAGGTAAAAGCGTTTTAGCTTTGTCGTCGAAAATGGCGTAAGCTGCTGCCGCTCGTTGAGTCGGGTTTTCAATCTTGCTGATGGCGTCGGCCACCGCGCTGAATTGCTGTTCCAAGTTCATGCCGGCAAGCTCTTTTGCAGACAATCCAATCCGGTCAAAAGCGTTGTTGGTGGCGATGTTGCCGGCATTTGCTCCGGCCACTGCCTTGGACATCGCCTCAAGCCCAGCCGCTGCGTTGCCGGCATCGCCTCCGAGATCCTTTACGCCCTGTTTTACCGTGTTAATGAAATTGCTGGTAGTCCCGAGATTGCGAGCCAAGTGGAGCGTCTCGACGCTAGCGTCTAAAGCGTTTTTTACATAGCCAGTCAGGGCACCCGTAGCAAGACCCGCAATCAGAGCCTTGCCAGCCAATAACATTCGGTCAAGATCGTTCCATGTTTTGCTGAACTGCTTAGTAATTTGCTGAGCCGCGCTCATGGCTTTGGCGAATTCGCTGGTGGACGCTGTCAACGTCGCATGTAGTTTACCGATTGTCGGCATTGATAATTTTGCCTCCCATCGTTTTCGTCAATTCCATGGCCACTGTTTTCATCTGGGCCCAGGTCATTTCCTTGGGCTCCGGCGGTTCAAACTTCAGAGTGAAATCATGGTGATTATAAGGTTGCGGCCTTTTGGCCTTGTCCCTGTTCACCTCTGCTATCACCCTGGCGACAATCGCGGCCTGTAAATCTCCGCGATATGGGCCCCTCGGTTCGATCGTCTCTTCGGCCCATAATTCGGCGAATTCAGCCGAAGATAATTGCCGTTGCAATTCCCTTACCGTGCGGCCATAACGGTAGCTCAGTTCGATCCAGAACCTTCGTTCGGGCCGCTCTCGGAGTTTTTTACAAGGTCTTCCATATCGGTCTGGCTGATACCCGCCAACCGGCTCGCCACGCCAAAAAGCCGATCCAAAACCTTGCTCGATTTGCAGCCCAAGTTATCATGGTCAGCAGTCCCGAAAATCTGCTTACCTGATTCATCCACGGCAGCCAGGCACACCAGTTTGGCCCGAGCATTTCGCATATTCGCTTCTTTTTTCTTGCCTCGCTGTACTAAGCAAGATTCCTCGAACTGGTCGCGCTCCACGCCGGTAAGGGTTCTGATCCAGACATCACAGTCCCATTCGGGGCAGGACACTTTTTCGACCGGCAAATCCTGCGATTCCAGGATCTTATCTCGCAAATTCATAATTCCCTCGATCAATTAGCTGGAAGCGTTTTTGAACACAGCGACGGAAACACTGGTCGCCGATGAATATGTCAAGTTCATTCGGGCGTTACTATCATTGTAGTAGGTTGTCGGGAATGGCCCGATCAATCGGCCAGCGCTGGCAGGCACGGAAACCGTGCGATTGGTAATGGTCTGGCCGTCAACGGTAGACTGATAAACCAGGGTGACGGTGACGCTCGAACCGCTAGCGTTTTTTACGTAAACGTATTCGTATCCGGTATTCGGGAAGCTGTCGCCGCTGCCACCAGCGGAAACCAGCACACCCACGGGATCAATCTGGCCCGTACGATCGACGTTATTGACGGTGAGGATTGCCATATTTCAATTTCCTTTCAATTATGCGGTAAAGGTTGGGACGCCGGTGATTTTGATAGAAAACGGCATGTGGACGGCATCTTCCATCGACGCATCAGTCTTAATCGCGTTGATATATCCCGAGAAATCCCATCGGGAATTATCGGGAAACGTGATTCGCCAAGTATTGGTAGTTCTGAATTGGGCATACAGGGCGGCACACTGATTGTGATCGTAAAGAGCCTCGAGCGCCACGACGCCGCCATCGGCCCACCCGGCTATAAACTGTTTGAAATAGCCAGTGGAAGCCAGAACCGTGACGTCAATGTCTCCTGAGGTGAGGTCGACGCCACCGATACTGGTGATATTGGCAACGGAGGTGTAAGAGCCGTTGTAAAGATAGAGCGTTGTTCCTGCCGAAAATTGTACTGCCATGGATTAGCTCCAAATTTCAAGAATTATGTGAATCAGCCTGGTACCTTTGATTTGTAATTCCACCGGAGGCGAATAATCGTCCGAATCATCAACCTGGTAGATCCAGCGAAAACCGCCATCGCTGCCGTTGCCAGCGAGGTTACAGATTGCTGCTCTTACGGTCTCCATCGCTGGAGCATCTGTGCCGATCGCGGTTATCTGGAACCGGGTTTTCCGTAGTCCTGACGAGCCCGCAAGCGTGTTGATGTTCTCGTTTCCATCCTGCTGATAAATGATGTAAGGCAGTTGGGCCCCTTGCGGTGCTGCTGACAAATAAATCCGGTTGCCGATGACCGAAGTGATGGCCGTTTGGGCAAGAAGATAGGCGACCAGCTTTTCTTTGTCCGAAAGCGTTTTCACAGCTTTTCAAACTCCTCTTGCAGCTTGTTTGCCATCACAGATTGCACATCAGTCTGCTTTTCGGCCGGTTCAATAAACGGTCGAGCTTGCACGTCTTTTACCCGTTTGCCGAAAATATGGTCGCCGTCGCTCATGACTTTCTTTTTTCGAATCTGGTCATTGCTTCGGCCACCTTCAACCAAATGCGAATATTTTGCAGGATTGACCGGCATGCCGTTGATAAAAACTTTTTTGCTTCGTGGTCCCATCATGCCATAAAGTAAACCAGTGTTTCCGTTTTTTACCGAAGCCTTGTAATCTTTAATTTTAACGCCCAACGATTTTTTCAATTCCCCGGTTCGAGATGGAACTGCTGCCTTAGCCTTTACAATCATTGCTCGGAGGGCCGCATTGACGGCCTTTCGCATCATCTTTTTGGATTCTTTGGTTTCCAGCTTTTGAAGTTTGGCCAAGTATTCGTCTAGGCCCTTAATGGTTTCCATTATTTTGGCCTTTTGAATTATGGTGCTGCTGTGGTTGTACCCAACGACCCGTATCGAATTTCTGTACTCAAAATCGTCAATTCATAACCCCGCTCTTGGGTCGATAGCTGTGGCCCAGGTTCGTAAACCCGGCCATTCCAAACGAGCCGATGGGCTGATGAAATTTGATTGGTATACCGCAAAGTAATTTTGTTTGTCGCGTCGGCCCGGATCTGATTCGCGTACCAAAGATCCCGACCGGACAATGGTTCGATCGAGCCCCAAACGGTCGCCACCAGCTGATATTGAAGTTCGTCATCACCGAAGGAATCGATTGCATCCACCGGGGCATATATCTGAATCTGGTGTCGTAGTTGGCCCGCTCTCACGTGTAGTTGCCCCAACCCAACGATTTCAGGTAAGACTTTAGCCCATAAGGCAATTCATTCGCGGCCTGTTCTGCTGAGGCTTCACGGTGTTCGTACATTTCGGCCACCAATGTCTTGATGGCCAATTTAAGCCGCTCGGGCACTGCTGCCGCTGTCGTTCCATAGCCGCAAGTAAAAGTGACCTGCACGGCGTCCAGTGTTTGCGGATCAGCCACCGGCCAAACCTGGTACCTGGCTGGTGCCACCTTGCCTGGTGTCTGGTAGGTGCTGACCTGGTACAGCGTGGGCGATAGCGTCGTCATGGTCAGCGTCGTGGCGTCAACATATTGAATTTGGTCGACGGAAATCAACGGCGGTTTAGGTAGTCTGATAATCCCATACCGATAGCCTGCCGGTGAAACGTCGTCGTAAGATTTGCCGGGGAAACAATTGAGCGTGAGCAGATATTGAGACGAAATACATTGCCGGTTAATGGTGGTCTCGATCCATTCCCGGGCCGCTGTGATTAACAAGCCGATGTAGGTTTGATCGGCATCGGCCGCGTAAATCCTGCTATGAGCTAACACCTCGGACACCGTAACGGGTTCCGTGGAAGGTGCTATCAGCTGTGTTAGCCCATAGGCAGGAATCATGCTTAGTCTTCCTCATCGTGGTCCGGTTCGGGAATGTCTTCAGGATCAGGAGTGGGAGGAATTCGCACGGTTGGCGTATCGTTGGAAACGATAATGCCAGCCTGTGGAATTGCGTTTTCCAATTCTTCCGCTTCGTCCTTGGAAAGGTTGTAAACCTTGCCCACGTCGAGGATCCTGTTCTCATTTGCAGAGATACAGAGCATTTTGACCTTTGGCATAAATGTTACCCGTAAGAGGCCGATGTCAACTGTGCCGATACTTCCGGAACAGTTGTGCATTGACCCTGAACCATGATGTAGTAACCCGTTTTTCCCGTGTCCGTGATATTGAACACAATTTGACCGCTGGCATTGGTCTGAACATAATACGCTTTATTGTTTACGTATGCGTTCAGACTGGTACCAGCGGTAAAGCTGACGCCTCCAGAAGGCGCGGTGGCTGTGACGCCCACGCCATTGGCGTTGTCGGACAAAATCACGTCCACGTCGAAAGGAACTCCTGTTACGGGCTGGCCACCATTATCCAGAGCGGTAATAGTGACCTGGCACACATTGGAAGAACCTTTCGCCGTGGTGATCGAAACCTTCTGGGCCACCACCTGACCATTGAAAGCCATCAGGCCATATTGGCTTTGCAAGCTTCCGACGTCTGATACTTCTTCGGTGGTGATCGCGTTGCTGTTCAGCGTCGCCCCGCTGGGCTGCTGTTTGATGTAGATTTTCGAGCCGCTGGAATAGCTGGCATCAGGTCCAAGAGCCATGAAAGCCTCCTATATCAAGCGGTTCCAGTTGCAGGGGAGACCAGCACGGTGCGGTCCTGAACGGTGCTGTCGTCAGTAGTGGGGGCGCGATGAGCCCCAGTCTGAATAGCGACCACACCATCAATCACTACGTTCTGAGTGGATCGAGCCACGACCAGGCGCAAGTATCGATAAACCGATTCGACGACCTCATGGACAACCATCAAGCCGGTGCCCGGATCGGCCAGGGTGATTTTGCTGCTGGCGAGGTCAGCCATATCGCTCCCATCACTGGCATTGCCGCCCTGCACTTTGATCGCAGTAACCTGCCCTGTGGTACAAGTCCCAAAAAGGGTTTCAAAAACGGTCGTTGCAAAATCGGCCGTGTCGATGATCGAGCTATTCACCGTAGTGGTGCCAGCTGATTGGCTGGTCATCACCCTGGTGCGTTTGCTATTTGGTGTCGCGTTAAATGTCGGCATAGATATTGATCCTTATATTAGTTGGTTTTGAGGCGTACGAATGCTTCAGCCAGGACGGGCATGCCGTCAAGCTCACGACGGGCAATAAAGCCGATTTGATTGGCTTCGGCATAAAGCTCAACGAGCCTCTGAATGGTCATCTGCTCAGAGTCGGCAATCCAATAAAAGCTGAAATCGCCGAGCATGCCCACATAGTTGCCGGTCGAAAATGTGTTTGGTACATACTCGGACAGCACGCAGGGGATGTCAAGGAGGGTGTCAGGATCGCCACCGGCAAGCCCCAGACGCCAAATGTACTGGCCGGTGCCATCCTTCAGCTGGCGGATGTACTGAAGAGCGGTACGGCTAAAAAGCCACTTGGTTGACGGCCTGCCCCAATACTGAGGTTTCAGGGTGTGCTTGGCGGCAATCAGCTGATCAGCCTGGAAGCCGGTGCTGGTACCCGTCAGCACGTCACGAGAAGTATCGATACCCCTGCTGGAAGCGGTGAACAGGCCCAAGGGCTGGTTGGCCCCGGAACCAGTCATGAATGCCTTTTCCTCGGCCACCGCGAATTTGTACCCGAGACGGGTGCGGACCAGTCCCTCCACGCTTCCGGTATTGTTCGCTCCGTATGCCTGGACAGTAGAAGCGATTGTCGCCATGCGAAGCAGTTTTTGGCTGACCTTCAGCCTTTTGGCCAGTGGTCTTGGAGTCAATTCACGCTTGCCGAAGGACATCGCGTTATCGACGTTGCCGGTGGCGAGTTCGCTGGTCCAGTCTGCATCAGCTGGATCGTTGTCAAGGCTTGGGGCGCCCAAAGTCTGGGCAGCCTGAACGATGTACTTAGTGGCGAATTGCCGAATCCACAGCATGTTGTCGACAAATTTGATTAAGTCGCCGACGAACTGTTGAGGGGCAACCAGGTAACCGCCGACGATGTCCGAGTCGGCTGAAATATCTCGTTTTGCCAGCGGAGCAATCAGCGCGTCTGGGCCCTGGGCGAGGTAGTTGGACCACACCTTGCGGTACTGATCACTATTTCGCCGCTGACGTGTGCGGAAATCGCCATCAGTCTCCCAAGGATGGCGTTCCACCCGGCTGTTGCTTCGTTTGTTGGGATTAGGCAAGCCGGTGCGGCCATTGGGAACAAGGACAGCTAGGCGGCCGTCAGGCAAGCGGATGGAACGTTTACGCTCATCATCGGTGTCGTAGTTATCTTCATCGTCGCGGTCGTCGTCGTCGTCGGAAGAATTTTCCCGCTTCTTACGCTCTTTTTCGTCTCCGTCCGGCTCGTCGTCCTGGTTGTCGTCTTCCTTTTTGGAAAGGCTTTCGACCATGTCCATTCTTTCTTTCAGGTCATCGATCTCACGATTCATGCCTTCCCAAAGGTTTTTTTCATCATCCCGGAGGCCCCGGCTTTCGCCGTTGGCGGTGTCGAGGATTTTGCGAGCATCGTGAAGCAATTTGCCGCGCTGCTCGCGGAGGGATTTTACCTTCTGGTGATCTGCTGGAGATAACGCCATTCCTGTTTCCTTAAATGTTTTTCAATCCCCCTACAGATAAATGGCTTTCAAGGGCCGGTTTTGCCCCCGGATTTTTTTTTCGAAATATATTGGATTGTCTGTTGACAAGTAATTGCCTATGGGCTATTATCAAAGTGTAAGGTTAATCGAACGCAAACCAAACAGGAGATGAAAGATGAGCAAGCTGTCAAAAATCACGGCCCCGAAAAACATGTCTGGGTTAATGTGCAGGCCATGGGGTGGAGAGATCGTGGCCGTTGCCGCCAATTGGTCCGAAGCGTCCAGCCCGGTCCTGGTCTGGTCCGAGGATGGGTGGGTAGAAGACGCATACGGCCGACAGGTGGCCAATTTTCGGCATTGCGCCAACAACGCCCTGGAGGTGATTATTGAGGAGATAGCCACGGACAGCGGCGACGAGGTGACCGAAGACGAAATGGACGCAATCATGGAAAATGTCGTTGAAATTTAATCCAAGTTCGCCCCCGGTCATCTGGCCGAGGTTTCAGGAAGGTAAAAAATGGAAAGTATTATCATCGCAGTGTGCAACCTATTTTTGTGCTGGCTGGGCAGCCAAGGTGACAAAGATTAGCCCGGAGTGTTGCACGGGGAACCGTCAAGGACGGCTTGACGGTTCAATCTTCCAAGATTTTTGGATAGTTGGCTCAAGTGTTTGAAATTTTGGCTCAAGTGTTTGAAATTTTGGCTCAAGTGTTTGAAATTTTCTAACGGTTCGTTAAAGGAGAAAAAATGGCAGAAGTTACATGGATCGATAAAGAGGAAGCAAAAGTCCTACAAATATCCCAACCCGTAGGAGTGGATCGTGTTCGACTGTTCGTTCTCGGAGATCATATGGCGTACGGAACATACGAGCGTCCTAGTTTCCACCTCGACCACGCTCCCACCCAGGAGTCATTCGATGCGATCCTTCAGCATTTAATCAACAAAAAGAAAACCATTGAGATCATCGTGTAACTTTACCTGACGACAGGAGCAGACAACAACCCGGAAAGAATAAACCATGACCATCGGGCAAAAAATTGCTGCATTGCGCGAGCAAAAGGGGTGGACTCGATACCGCTTGGCCAAAGAGGCCCAAACTCATCAGGCCACGATTGGCCGGATCGAGACCGGCGAACGGCAACCGAGTTTCGATATGGTCCACCGCATAGCCATGTGCCTGGGCGTGTCGCTAGCCGAATTCGATGCAGGCAAGTAAAACGAAAAAGCCACCGGGGTTTTGCCTCGGTGGCTTTGTTTTGCAAAGGAATCTGCTATTCTTTTTCTTTCAGGTCCAGTGCCAAACTTAGCACCTCTAAAGATTCTTTCGGTCTGCCCAAAGCCGCCTTCATCCTTGCCAACACCTTCGACCGGACCTCCGGATCCTCGCTCGGATTGAAACCGCCGCGAATGCCTGCACTGGTGGCAAGATAGGCCGGAAAAACAACCCAGGAAACCTCATGGATTTCGGCTTTCTTCACGGTCCTGGTGCTGCCGCCATTTTCGTCGATGCCCCAATCGTCTTCAAGAACATCGAAAATAAATGACATGCCTTTGATATCTGTCCTCTGAACGCTGACAGCAAGATCCCGGGCATAAGAAATATCTGGAAGGCTAACCTCTGCGTCGATTCCTTCCGGCCCCCGATTCAGTTTCAGGGTGCCGCTTGATGTCCGGCCCAGGAGTCGGCAAGGGTCATGGTCGACGGTTCCAATAATATCATTGTCACGTTTGCCAAGACTCTCATCGAAACAGCCAGGCAAGAGTCTTTCCCGGAAAGACCCGTAAATTGGCTCGGACCAGCTGTTATAAACCACGGCCCGGCCCATCAGGGTTTTGCCGCCGCCGTCTTCCTCCCGGAGTTCCACCCGGGTGGTTAATGATCTTGTTTCCATTAGCCAATTCCTTTCTGATACGGTTTCAGTAGTAGCTTGATTTGTTCAGGATCTACATTCGGAAATGCAATTTGCACGATTTGGGCAGCCGAATCAGGTTTGATCTGATTAGCCGAAACCGCCTGAATGATCTGCATTAAGCTATCAATCTGCCCACCGTCCAAGGCTGTCTCCTGAATGACTCGCGGATCAGTGCTGGCAAGCTGCCCATTGTCGTCGACGGCTGGAACGCTGTGCGGACCAAAAACAGACATATTCTCAGGCATTAATCGGACATCACCTTCCGGCCCGTCAATAGGTTTCATGCGTTCGCGCCGAAGAATATCGTTCAAGGTAAAGATGCCAGAATAGCGGCCCGTCTGGTACATCTGGAATCGGGTGGCCCCGTCAGTCTGAAGCAGTTCATGCGTGTTGTGCGACACCGAAAACGCCATTCGCTCGGCAGGCCGAAACAATTTCCGGTTAATTTCCTGACACCATTTGATCAGCCAGGGGCGGAGGGTATAGGTAAGGAAATCGATGCCCTGGTGTTCGATGTTGGCGAAAGATGCGTTCGACAAATCACGCAACATATGGGGCGGGATATTAAACCAGCGGGCAATCTCGATCACTTGGAATTGTCGGGTCTGAAGGAATTGACTGTCTTCCGGCGACAAACCAACCGTCTTGTAAGATGCGCCCTCTTCGAGGATTGCGATTCTGTTCGATTGGTCAACTCCCCTGTGAACCTGCTCCCAAGACTCCCTTAAATTCTTGATTCCCTGTTCGCCTAATTCCGTAGGGTGTTCGATGATACCGCCTGGCACCGATCCATTGCCGAAGAACCTCCCGCCATGTTCTTCGCACGCCAAGCCCAAGCCCACACTATCCCGGGCGAGTTCAATCACGCCATAGCCCCGGATTCCATCGAAGCCAAGCCCAGGCACGTGAAGCAGGTCTTCGGGAAAAATGGTTTCATCCTGTTCACCCTCATAATGGGCATGAAACTCATAGCATAGTTTGCCGTCGTCGGTGCGGTTCGGCTCAATCTGGTTGGGCATCACCGGCCAAAGATTGACGATATTCCCATCGGTGTCACGCTCGATCTTGGCATAGCAATTGCCATAGGTCAGCATATGGGCTTGAAGAGTCTCGAAAAAAATAAACGGCGTCATCTCGACGTTGGGGGCCAGTTGCAACAGCCTGGCAATCGGGTGGTTCAAGACTTCTTCGAAGCCCTTGCCACTACGTTTATAGACGTTGATCGGCAATGATGCCACGGTGCCGGAAATCAAATTGACGGCACACCAAACAGCCGAGAAATTCAGGGCCTTGGCTTCGTCGACGTCGATCCCCGATGATGCAGGCGTCCGGCCGAGCATGGCCACCAAAGCCGGATCACGAAGGGGGATGCCCGCAAACTTGGCGGCACGCTTCGCGATGCCTCCGGCTACTCGCTGTAAAAAAGATTTTTTCATATCGATTGGACTCCAGTGGTTTGATATTTACTTGGCTTCTTTTCTCCGGTTTTGATAATTCCAGCCAGGGCAAGGATGGAGGCAAAAACGCCGTCAATTTTTTCCGCTGAATTCTTTTTCGTCGGCTTGATATTCCCGGCCGCGTCCGATTCAACCGCCACGTTTGCCACGTTCCATTGCATCACCGGGTTGCCGTCGTGCCGAATATTTCCTTCCAGCACCAGTTTTTCAAACTCTTTTGTGGCTCCAGCAACACCGTAAAAAGTAGGTCGAACGAAAACTACATTATGCCGATCCGACTGCAATTGCGTTGCCAGCTGGGTGGCGTTCCATGGGTCAATCAATATCTGATCGATTTTGTATTGTTTGCCAAAATCGTTGATGTCTTTCCTGATTACGTCGTAATCGATTACGTCGCCCTTGGTTAATTTGATCCAGCCTTGCCTCACCCAGTTGTCCAGCCTGGTGCGGTTTGATCTCTCGCGGGTCTTCAGCGCTGATTCAGGAAGCCAAAATCGGGTCATGATTCGATAAGGCGATGATTTTGGGAATATCGCGGTCATGGCCGTCAAGTCGGTTGTTGTGGATAAATCGAGGCCCACAAAGCATTTGCTTTTTGCTTCGATTGGCGTGTGGTCTTCGAGTTCCCGCCATCGGTCCACCGATAACCATCGAGTCACTTGCCCGCACCATTGATTGAGCCGATAACGTCGGAAATTATTTTCGTTGGCCGGACTGCTGATTGCTTCTTCACATGCCTCTTTCATTGATCGAGTTGAAATCGTGATTCCATAAGACGGATTGGCTTTTTTCCACGTCTCTTCTGATTTCCAATCGTCATTATCGCCGGCAGCATAAACCACGCCGAGCAAGCTGATGTCTTCCGATCGGTTCTCCTGCACGGCTAATGCCTGCTCCCATTGCTCCCAACACAGAGACTCTTTATCGATGCCGGCCGTCGTAATCCAAAAGATAAGGGGCTGCCGCCTGGCTGCGCCCCCGTATCGAAGCGTGTTCCACAAATCGCGGGTCTGCTGTGTGTGCAATTCGTCAAACAAAAGCCCCGAAATATTGAAGCCGTCTTTCGTCGGTACGTCAGCCGAAAGAGCTTCAAAAATCGAATTGGTTTCAGGGTATCGGATCGTTTTACTGGCCCGCCTGACCTTCAACCGGCTGGATAGTGCCGAAGACGCTTCGACCATCGTGGCCGCTTCATTGTAAATGATCGACGCCTGTTTCCGGTCTGCTGCAGCCGTATAAACCTCCGCGCCACGTTCGCCATCGGCTACCAATAGATAAAGGGCCACGCCCGCGCAAAGCGTAGACTTGCCATTCTTTTTCGGAATTGCCACGCCCGCGCGGTTAAAACGCCTGGTTCCATCAGGCATTTTCCAACCAAATAACGGAGCAATCACCCGATCCCACTGCCAATCGAGCAATTCAAACGGCCGGCCCGCGTCCGCGCCTTTCGAGTGGCGTAAGAATTTTTCAAAAAAGGTCCGAACCCGTTCGGCTGCACGCGAGTCGAAATAACATCCCTGACTCGCGGCAACCTCATCGGCTCGGGTTCTGATCCAGTTTTTTGTTTCTGCCGTCAATCTTGTTCCCTTTGCAACAACTGAGGCAGTATCTGCACCCTGGGCATTTGCACCCGGCTGTGCATCGGTGACGCTTTCCGCACGAATCACACTGGTGAGAGATTATTCGCGAAGACATCGAATTCATCCATCTCCTGGGTTTTTGGTGGTTCAATCGCAATCTTGGTACGCGCTGCAGGGCTAAATCCGAATTCATTGGCCATGCGTCGCAATTCGGCCAAGAGAACATTTGCCTGCCGCACAGCGGGGTGCAATTTCGGCTCGCCGTTGGCCCCTTTGATAATTCGGCCTTCGGCCAGCACAATCGCCAGGTAGGCCCGGTATTCGGCGAATGCGTGGCAATAGCCGGACAAAATAACCGTGTCGATGGCTACCAGCAAATGACGTTCAGCGAGGTCCGGAACCACACGCCGCCACTCGGCCAGCGCTTCGCCCGTCAGCCAGGCGGGAGGATCTAATGGCAATGGAGGCCCGGCCGGGGTTTCTTGGACGATCGGGAGGTCTGCAGCCTTTACTTTGCCCGCCGGGGCTCGGCGTCGTCGTCGTGATTTTGATTTTCTGCCCATAAAATCCCCTTCGCTTTTGTCAATTTGTCAATCAATGCACGCTTGGTCAGTCCGTATTGTTCACGGATCACACGATTGCAAAAACCCTGAATCCATTTAGCGTGAGCCAGAATTTTCAAATCATCCGGCAAACAATCCAAAAGTTTAGCGGGCTCAATTGGCGTGTAAACAGGATCCCCGTTCAATGGCAATTCCCGCCTACGTCGCCGAAGCTCTTTTTTTTGTTCGTTGCGTAATTTGTTTCGAATCGTTGTAAAGACAAGAAAAGGAACAAGATCAAGATGATATTTTGAAACGAGCTCAACCACTTCCAGGATTGCAATTGAATAAGCATCAGGGACATTTTTTCCGAAGCGTTTCGCGAGGCGAACAGCGAGAAACCGTAAAGTTTCGACCAATCGCGTTTGCTCGGGTGTCAAGCAATTCCTT